TAACTTTTGTAAACCTACTAATGATCTTTCATCCGGCATACTTCCATCGCGAGCTTCATTTAATCCGGTTACATCCCTAATAAGTTGTAGATAATATTGATAAGTTTGTATTAGAGAAGCTATTTTCTGCTGACCACTAGAACTTGATAATTCTTGAATAGGAACTTTACCATGATTCATATCTCCATCTTGGGTCATAGATCTACCTACTATACTACCAGTTTGGAAATACATGTTAAGAGCTTCTTGCGGATTGTAATTAGTTCCATTACCAAGATCGACTTCTGCTAATCCATCAACATCCATAAAGACACCATCAGGTACCAATCTAGACAATACTTGTTGTAATTTTAAATGAGTTAACTGAATCATATCCGCAAAACCAGTTATTCTACTTACTAATGATTCTATTCGTCCTTTATACATCTTAGGAGCACAAATAGCATAACTCATGTTTACTTTAGATAAATTAGAAGAAGGTCTAGTCATATTTTTAGCCATTCCCCATTGTAACATTTCATCGTGACCTAATATTTTTGCTCCTTGATAAAGTACTTCTATAGATCTACTTACTCTTTCAAATCCATCATTAGGCGGTGGATTAAATTCATCTGTTTTTTCTAATGTTTTTTCCAATCCATTAGCAGTATGTTTGATTTTAAATACTTGATTGCTATAAGTCTTATATTCATAATACAAAACGTATACTTGATTTCCATCATTTCTAGCATTCCAGTTATATATTAAATTATTATTACCTGGAAACTTTTGAATTCTTTTTAACTGCTCATCAGTAAGATCAGGAAATTCTTTTTTCAATTCGGCTAAAGTTATAGCTTTAACTTCTCCTACATACCAAATATCTTGAAAGTTAGGATCATCTGTATAAGAATATACTAATCGTTGTGGATCAACATAATCTAGTTTTATAGCTTCAGATTTGTTATAGCTTGTTTTTACAGCCCCAATTCCTAATATTGTTAAATCCTCATTAACTCTTCTTCTAAGTAAATCATACTTATTAAATGCTAATACATTATTAATAGCCTCTTCTTCTGCAATTTCTATAGATTGTTTATAATCTAATTGCATGTGTAAATCTAATTCTTCTTGACTTTGAGGTAATTCTTCTGGATTGTCAGTAGAATATAAATCTATATTTAAAGTACTCTTTACATTAGCTAAAAAAGCATCAGCTTGCATATCTCTTAATATAGACTCAGCATAAGCCGTACGTTTCTTTAACGATTGAGGATCTTGAGCGTAAGCTCTTACTTCATATAACCTATCAGACATTCCATTTACTACAATATCTACAAACTTGGGTATTACTGGAATAGGTTTCCAATCTAAGTTAAGGTATGATAAATCTCCATTAATAGATAATTCATCTTTATACTTTTGAACAGGTTGTTCAGCTCTAGCATATAACCGTAAGGTTCTAAAGTTATTATAATTAAAATTAAATCTATTAGTTATTCCAGTTCTTGTACCACTAAACCAATCGTTTTCAATCGCTTTGCCTACTTGCAGTCCATAATCCCATGTTCTTTTTTCTGAATCTGGTACTACCTGATCCGGGAAAATGCTAAAAGTATCTGTGTTTATCATCTAGTTAATTATTTTTGAAAGGTGTCCTTCGTTATCATACTTCTTAATACCTAAGTCAATCGACTTTACGCTTCTTTTTGCTACGGGTTTATACTTGTTTTTATTACAAGCCATTATAGCTAATCCAGAGCTAATAGACGCATCGTGTTTTGTTCGATCATTAATAGTAAATAACGCCCAATCTTCTAAAGTAGCTTGGTGATACATATCTCCATAGTTCTCATCTACTTTACCTACGTGGGTTTCTATATATGACTCAATTGCAGCAGCATGTGCTTGTTTAATATCTTCACTTGAATTAGGTATTCCACCTATTTCTCTTTCAGCGACAGATAGTTTATTCCAAACTTTATCTGGTCTATTAATGCTAAAAGCTCTATAACCTCTTCGTTTAAAATAATATAATAATCTTGGTTTATTGTTTTCTGCTAAAATAGGCATTCCATAGAATACGCATGCCATTAAAACATCTTCAAAGAATATTTCTGCTGTAGCAGGTCTTGATATATATTCTAAAAAGAAATGGTTAGGTGGAACATTCTCCATGGAAAATTTAGTTAATCCATGCAGTGATCCATTAGACCCTTTGCCATCGACAGTACCACTAATATCATAAGAATCACACCCAAATGCCCCGACATGATCATTTCCAGGGTATCTATTGCCATCTTTTAATATTACATTGTTTTGTAAATTTTTATCAGGAAACCAACTTATTTTAAATCTTCCCTTGGGATTTGGGTTAAACATTACTCTTGTGTCTTTAATACCTAGCTCCCATTGAAAGTTTCCTGTCGCTACTTTAATAGAATTATTAACTCCTTCATTATAATCTATTTGTTCATATATTTTAACTAGATTAAATAAAGATTCTTTGGTTTCATCTCTAAAGGCGTGTTTTTCTGTTCGTGGAAATTGCCTGTAAAATTCATTTAAACTGTCATTATCCTCTTTTAATCCATCGACTTCGTTTTCCCAGTGTTCGATAACTCCGATTGTAATCGGAACATTGTCAATTCCGAGGATTGGATCTTTTGGCGTAATGAATACAGGTAATCCAAAAGTATCCATGTATCCTTCGTAGTTCCATTCCATAGGGATGAAAAGAGAATAGAGTCCGCTACTTGTTTGTCCGTTTCTATTTCTTTTTGTAACGTCTGAATTATAATAGAGTTTTTTGAAGTTGTTTCCACCTTTATCTAATGCGTTTGAAGTTGAGCCCATCATACATTTACCGACGATTCTTCTACCTAATCTTAATGTAGTCTTTGTAACTCTCCAGTTGTTTAATATATTATCAGGTCTTTCCCATTTACCACTTTCATCATGTGCTAAGATTTTTAACTTTTCACCATCGTAAGAGTTGTCACCTGTATTTTTCCAATCTATTGTTGTGTCAAGACCTTCTAATTCTTTTAACTTTATATTATCATCTAATTTACGTCTAGTAAGTTTTGAAGCTGGGACTCTATATGCCAGTTCGGTCTTAGGACGATCCATACCATCCTGGATCGGCTTGAAGAAAAACGGATAGTTAACGGATATCGGGACAACTTTATCTGTGAACATTTTTTTAGCATCTGCTCCAGTCTTTGAAAGGATGCCGAATCTGGCATCTGAAGATATTGTGGCTTGGTTGACAAGTTCAGCTGAGGACATAAAAGAAAATCCAGACCGTCTGTTTTTAAGATAGCACATCCCATAACATCTAACATCTGCCTTGCATGCCTCCCAAAATATAAAGAAGAGTCTATTTGCTTCTCTGTACTCTGGAGCCCCAACATCGATTTTTGACCATTGCAAGTACATGTAATGAGTACCAGTAATATAAGTAGGAACACCGTTGTTATAGAACCAATACCCTTCATCTCTTCTTTTAAATTCTTCATCAATATAATCGTACCACTTTTCTTTGAAATCACTAGGATAATCTTCCCAATCAAATCTACTCTTTATTCTACTTAATTCTTTCGGGTAGGAGTGTTGTTCCCAGCGTTGTTCCTTTTGTACTTTGCTTCGTTTAAAAGGTTCATCTTCTTCTGGTAATGCAATGCGTAGGTTTTGAATTTCAATGATTTTTCCAATCTTCCCCGTTTTTGATATTACAATAAAATCGTATTCAACGTTGTAACCGTATTCCCATTTTTTATACCTATTTTCTTTTTTAAGTATTTTAGGATTTACAACATCTTTTACTTCTTTCCATAAGGTTTGTTCGTAACTCATTTGCTACGCCCTTCTGCAAATCCTTTAAAAGATCGTTCTTCTTTAACTTCCTCTTTAGGTTTACCTTCTAATAAGTTTTTTTCGTCTTCTAATCTTTTTAGAATTTCAAAAGCGTCAAATATAGCTAACTTCTTAGTTGCAGCTGCGTTCTTTAGTCGGTCCGCAGTCACATCCTCTCCCGTATCCACAATCGGTTCCTTCGCTACTTTTATTAACTCTTTTACTGCTAATTGCCCAGCTTGGATTATACTCTTCTTCGTTTCCTTGATATTCATGTGTTATAGCAATATTATTAGATTTCATACAATATAATTTTTCACCCTCTATAATGAATTCAAACTCTGAATCTGGAGTGAAGGTTACTAGAGCGCCAGGTGTGATTCCTAGCGCTTCTAAGGACTTATTTCCATATTTTAGTATTCCACGGTGAATATGCTCATTATCTACGCTAAAATCATCCTGATTCTTTATAGGAGCAACAAAACAATAGTTTAGATGTGCTTTATTATTGTACATATAAACTTGTAATGGATCACAAAAATACAAATCATCTTTAAAATAAGATCTACTATTTTTTTCTCTTCCTTTTACATCATACCATCTTCTAAATATGTTATGGTGTACTCTAACAATATCTCCAACTTTAACGTCAGTTTTATAAGCTGATGGTGTTGCTATTACTTTTGCTTCTTTTGCAACAGCTAAATGATTTTCTATATTAGTATTAATAATAAAATCTTTATCACCTATTTTAGTTGTATTATTATATCGTTTGTTTAAGGGAGAGATTATAAAGTCGTATAAACTTTTCATCAATATTTTAAATCAAATTCAACAGCTATAGCCATATTGGAATTAAACTTTTTCCAAGGAATTATTTCATTATTTTTCTTAATGTAAATTAAATAATCTCCTTCAGAATCATTTCCAATTATATCACATATAGTATGACCACCATATACCTCTTGACCTACAGAATAATGCATCGCATCATTTTTGTAGTCAGATCCTATACTGATTTTTCTAATAATGTTAGACATTTTAAATAGCTGCTACTGGAGCTTCTTCCTCTTCTTTCTCAATAACTGTATAAGATCCGTCTTCTACATTTATATTTATTGATCCATACTCCTTTTCCAGTTCTTTTTTAAACTCGTTAATCTCTTGATTAACTGCCGCCATTTCATGGAGAATACCATGCTTATTAGCTTCTAAAACTCCTATTTGATTTACTAAGTCGTTTATTTTAGCTTGTTGTTCTTTAATTGTATTTAATTGTTCTTCTTTAATTTTCATTTTATTAAATTTAATTTATATTTATTTTATTCTGTTATTACCATTTGAACCCAGATAGCAGCATTTGCATTGCTTCCTCCTGCTGGTGTAGAAGCCATCATTATAGCTACATAATCTCCTGCTGATAAATTTACGGAACCTGGGGCTGAAAAAGTATCTTCCCAAAAATCATTAGCACCACCCGCGTTAACATTGGGTATTGCTCCAGTCATTAAAGGTGAACCCCAATCAGCTAGTACATTAGCTTTCTTAGTGGTACTCCAGTCTGCTGCAGAAATTTTATACAAGTGTACATCTACTTGAGCTCCAGGAGGTGAAAAAACTAATTCAAAAGCCCATCCCATATATATATTTTCTATAGTACAATCAAACGGAGCTCTCCAAACGCCTATGTCATCAAGACCACCAGCACCTGAACCTCCTGAATAATTAGTTACCATAGGTACTGTTAACTCTGCATTTGCTTCTTTCCATCCTTGAAAAGATCCTTCAACTGTCCATCTATTAGTTCCACCAGGCGCTGCTTTCCATATTGGTAATATACCTGGTCCCAATGAAGTTAACACATGATCAATTGTACCTGCAGCAATAGATGTCCAACTAGAAGCTGTATTAGCTGCAATAATATCTCCAATATTAGATGGTCCAGTAAATCCAGTACCTCCATTACTAGCACTCAACGTTCCAGCGACAGTTACTGCACCTGTACTAGCTACGCTAGGAGTTAAACCTGTAGTTCCAAAAGTAATAGAACTTACTCCACCTGATGTGGAGCAACTCCATTTCACTCCACTTGGTTCAGCAGAATCTGCTGTTAACACCTCTCCATTTGCACCTACTCCTAAAGCAATAGGATCAGTAGCTCCATCACCTACTACAATAGAACCTTTTGTTGTTAAGTCTAAAGTGGAAATTGCATTAGCTCCACTACCTAACAGTATGTGTCCATCAGCTAATGTTCCTACTCCTGTGCCCCCTCTAGGAACAGGTAAAATACCTGTAGTAAAATTAGATAAATCTAAATTTGCTTCTAAGCTAGTAACCATTGCACTCCCACTCATAGCAGCGTTTCCAGTCCCTGATGCGGTAGCATAAGCTGCAAAACCATCTATGTTAGTTATGTCTGTTATTGTATTTACAAATACGCTAGTGTCGCTTATTTTTGCGTTTGCCATGTTTTAATTTTTTATTGTTCTAATTCTGCTTTATCAGTTAACCCTGTTTCTAAAGCCATTATATCGGTAAGTGCTGTTTCTAAAGCTATAAAGTTACCTGTAGGAGGAGGTGCTGCTCCACCGATAGGTCTTTTAGTTATTGGAATTATATTAGCTATACCTATCCACATAACTTAAAATAATGCTATTACATCTGTAGCAGTTGTTCCACCAGCTCCAGATCCATAAACTTTCAAAGCTTGAATTGGTAAAAAAGATCCAGCTGGAACAGCTTTAAATACTACAGGGTTTTCAGTTATTACACCAGTTATTTTATCTATTGTAGTATCGCCTTCTAATAGTACTTTTACATCACCTAATCCACCTACATATAAACAAGCGCCTCTAGATAATATAGTTACTTCATCTCCTACAGTAGGTGTACCAGAGGTGTCTAGTACTTCTACAGAATTACCTGCACCTGCGGGTATAGTTAAGGCTTTCGCTGAATGAGCAAATACTCTTGGTTGTGCCTGAAAGTTTCCTTCTAAACCAGCGATTTTTACTTCGTTTATTTGTGCCATTTTATTTTTTTATTTTTGTAATTTTTTCTGCGCCTCGACTACCGAAATACGCCACATATACTGTTATTAATAATGCTTCTAATAAAGAAACCCATCCGTCATTTATTTCTAATATCACGCTTGAGTCTAATACTATAAATATTGTCATTGCTAAAGTTAAATATATAAGAGTCATTGGTCTAGTGTTTTTACTCAACCATGAGTCTGATTTCATATCACTAGCCCATCTATCAGAAATGTTATTCATTTCAGCTATATCTTGGTCTAGAAGCTTTAAAGCAGTTTCTTTGTCTTTAGGATTAATAGTATTATCACCTGATATAAGATTTTTTACTATACCTAACCCTCCTTGGTCGGGTAGAAACTCCCCAACGGTGTCTAAAATAGCAGGAGCTTTCTCTTTTAAGAAAATTCCTACTTTTGTTTCTTTAAATTTCTTTTTTTTCTTGCTCATTATTGAGGTGAATTTCTTAATGCAGCTAATTCGTCTGTATTTTCCTGTCTATTTTCAAGTGCTTCTTTTGTGGCGTCCAGACGCCTCTGGCGCTGTGTATTAAAGTCCTCTTCACTAATTGCAGACCCTTTTTCATTATAAAACTTTTGTTTAGTATTATATTTTAACCTATCCCATGTTTTAGTTACAGTTTGGTTTCCTTGATCATCACTGCCATAAACCAACTTTCTTTTAGGTAAAAGAGTTTTTTCTTTTTTATCTGCGTTAAATCCTAAACCTAACATACCTGCTATACCTGTTCTTTTTCTTTGTTTACTGGGATTGTTACTCCACTTAGCGCTTTGTCCTTTTGTTATAGCCTTAGATTCTTTAGTGCTATAACCCATGTATTTATCAGGTATTCTATCACCTTTATTCAACTTGTAATTAGTAGTATAATCTCCACTTCTTCTGTTGGCTGCTATCATCGCACCTGTTGGTCCCATCATCTGAGAATTATCTTCCATTATATTGTAAGACTCAGGAGATAATATATTAGAAGACGCCAAGCGTGCACTCATATCTAGCTCAGGCGCTTTTTCACCAGTATTCACGTTGTAATAACCTTTAGGTGTTGTATTATGATCAGTGTCATCAGCAGAATCTGTTAAATCCCCAAATATAAAATTTCCATCAGCATCTTGAGATTTAGGGTCAGAAGATCCTCTATAATCTTGGTAAGCGTAGTTAGGATCATCTTTATATGCTGCTTGATCTTTTGCTGCTATTTCAGTTAAATCAAAAGCCAAAGCTTGTGCACCAGTTTGATCGTTAAAAAAACCTTCATTTGCAGCTTCTGAAGGGGTAGCTGATTTATCCCATCCTGAACCGGGAGTTGGAGAATTTAGTATATTAGGTTGAGCCAATGAACTAGTATCACCTGAAGCACTTGACAAAAATCCAGTACTAAGACTTTTAGTACGTTGTTCATCATTTAATGATTGTATATAATCTTTATCTGCTTGACTCCATAGGTCTGGAGTAAAAGCTCCAGTTTTTCGATTAGGGTCTAATACAGGTTTGTTACTTTTGTCTACTGTTACTCTATTATCTTTATTTAACCATTCTTTTATTCCAAAAGCAGGTTTGTTTTGCGCAGCTAACAATTGATCATCTGCCTCTGTAAAAAGACCAGGGTTTTTATTTAATGGACTAACCAATCCTTTATCTTGAAATGATTTATAAGAATCATTATTCCCTCTATGATTATTTAATTTAAAACCTTTAGATCCTTCGGTTTTTTGATAAGCTTCTTTCTCCCAAGGAAGATTTTTAGCCCCTTCTTTCATATCATTTCTTGAATATTTTTTCCCTTTCCATATTACATTATTATCATCGTAGTCTAAATCACCTCGTTGCATTTGATCTAAATGAACTGATTCATGCTCTACTATATCTTGTATTTCTTTCGGGTCAGAAATATTTTTATTAATATGAATACTTCCATCTTTATTGGCTTTGCCCATAACATTATTATCCATCTCCACCTTTAAAATAGGTGTTGTTAAAGGGTTATTTTTTTGCTTATACGCCATTATATGGAAATTTATTATTTAATATTTCTTTACGTTTATTACAGCCACAGCCTCCAGGTATTTTATCAGTTAACTTTTTTATACCTGTTGCTTTAGTAAATTTTTCAATACTATCGCCTAGCCCTTTGCTGCGCATTACTTTTCTTTAAAAGCTAATAAAAATTCTCTAATACCCATACCAAAGGCAATTCCACTATATAAAGAATGACCATGAGCTACTAATAATGCTCCTATTACTCCACAAGCTACTGCTTTTGACAGTGGGTGATTTATTACTTGTTTAACTGTTTCCATAATTATTTGTCTTTTTTATTACTTAATTTTCCATCTACCTCTCTACACCAGTAAAGTATTTCATCTACTTTTTCTTCTAAATCATTAATGTGTTCGGTTTGCCATTGCTGTTTAAGATCATACTCCATTCTTTCTATTTCAGCTGGTGGCATTTTCTTAGCTTCTTCTATATCTGATTGTAAAGAGTAGTACATTCCTACAAACATGGAAGTTACCACTATAATACTAATTACAGATTTAAGATCAATCTTAAATTCTGTACTTTGGGTTATTTTCATAAATTTTTATACTCTTCTGTAGCGTCAAAACTTGGACAGGCTTTATTAGAGAAATCTCTATGCCCGTGTATCTTTGCTTCGGGATACATTGCTTTTAGTGTTCTAAGCACCGCTAGCAAAGCATCTTTTTGACAATCATATCTAGTATCTTTCGGGGTCTTACCATCTGCTTCTACGCCTCCGCAATAGCAAATACCGATTGAATTTCTATTCTGCCCTTTTACATGAGCCCCGATTTTAGCTATATCTCTACCTTTGTGTATTTCTCCATATATATCTATGTAGAAATGATAGCCTATGTCGCTCCATCCTCTACCATCGACGTGCCATTTCCTAATTGTTTCAACTGGAATGTTCTCACCTTCTCTAGTAGCGGAGCAATGTACAATAATTTTATTTATTTGTCTCATCTCTTTAGCTTTTTCTTTCTTCTTTTAGATTTATTGGAGGATAAAAAATTGCCTTTACCATCTAAGTAAATACCTTTATTTTTTGATTTAGGGGCTTTATAAGATTTTGCTTTTTTTGTTTTAGGACTTTTGCTATTATCTGCAGGTTTTTCTTTATTTTCTAAATCACCTTTTCTTTGTTCTTTTCTAACTTTCTTTTTTTGAGTGGTCACTCCAACAGTTCCTCCTTCATCATTTTCATAAGTATAACTTACTAAATCATTTCTAGTTTTGAACTTTTCTATAGCACCTTTTAGTCCTTTGCCTTTTATTTCAACATCTCCCATTGCTTCATCTTGAGCTGCTTTTCTTCTTTGAGCTTCTGTTAAGTTAGGATTTTTAATCTTTAAAAGTGCGCTACCTAGTCTTTCTAAGTCTTTTCTATTTTTCATCTTTATTTTTTTTCATCAACCACCATCTATGAGCAGTATAACCAATAGTCATAAGTAATAGAATTATCTTTAACATAGGTTCTAACCAGTCGAAGCTTACTACAGTAAATGATGTGATATTTAAACAATAAAGTTTAAGGTCGTCTAAGCCTAACATTAGCTATTAGCGTTAAGAACAGCATTTCCTTTGTAAGGAATGTTGTCAATTCGTCTAAGTGTAGGAATAATAGTTTTGTTATTTGACTTCATAACTCTTGTTCCTAATGGTTTGCAACCGCAGTTTAACTTTACTCCAGCTGGTTTTTGTGATTGTCCTTGACTTGGCATAATTTTTTTATTTTTATTGTTTATCGTTTCTTAGCCATTTTTTTAAATGTCTTTGCTAAATTGTATCTTTTAGAACCTGGAGGACAACCTGGACCACCAAACTTGTCTCCTGTACAAACTCCTTCAGTTCCTCTTCTTTTTATATCTGCTGTTGCCTCTTGTATCCAACCTGTTTTCTTAAGCGGAGATAAATTATATTTTTCTCTACCTTTTTTAACATTATAGTCGGTAGTATAAATATTTCCATCTGGTCCTTTTGGAATATTAGTACCTACTGCTTTTTTTAATCCAGGGTATCTTTTTTCAGCGGCAGCAGCTATATCACTCCAATTGCCTTTAGTACCTGGTCCAAAATCTCTATCATACGTGTTTTGCATATAAGCAGCGGTGCTATCTGTTGTGTTAGGAACATCAACAACTCTTTTCATTTGCTTAAGCCCTTTAGTTGGTTTTGTCACTTTTTTCTCTACTAATCTTTGACCTCTTTTCATTTGCTTTTGCTCATTGCCCCATTCATTAACACTGGAATTAGTGGATGGCATGTCTAATTTTACACTATTATAATTAGGTGTGACAGTAAGTTCAGGTAAAATGCTCGAACCAGTCTGAGGAATATCTTTAGCTTGGTATATTTTGTCTGGATCTCCATTTTTATTAAAAGGAGATTGTTGCCCAGGTGTTATACTTTGATTAGGATCTTGACCTGGAATCATAGGTTCTGGATTTGGAGTACCAGCTGAACTAGCCAACCCACTAAACAGTTGTTGTTGTTGGTTCTGCTGAGCAGATATTTTTGAAGGATCTTGATAATTTGTAGGATCATTCATTAATACGTTTGAGTTGATTGGTCTACCAGCTCTATTAGGATCTGGTGCTTGTTGTGCAGGATCTTGTACTTGACCTGCGTCTCCTTGTACTTCTAGAGTATTAGGATTTAAATAATTTAATGGAGTTTTCATTCTGAATGGTGAATTAGTGTTTAGTTTAAAGTCTTTGTTAGCGGCTATTCTTTGAGTGAGTTGGTCCATGTTTAATATTGGTGCTGGTTGATTTATAAAATTTAAGCTATTCCCACCGCTTAAAAGAGTTGAAGATCCACCTGGATTTATTGATGGAGTTCCAACATTTGCACTGGTGGAGGTTCCAGCACTGGCAGCAGGAGCGGTAGTTGGTTTATTCAAAACAGGAACATCTTTGTCACTCAAGCCTTTTTTCCTATTTATTTTATTTCTTTGACGATCTATTACATTCGCCGTCTTCTTTTTTTGATTTCTTTGTTGTATTGCTTGATTTACTCCTTGTCTAGCTTTTTTACGATTAGCACCTTCATGATGTTTTGTCGTTTTTTTATTTATCTTTCCTACAACCTTTTGCCTTTGCTTTTCGTTTTTGGCATTTTTTAATTTAGCTTGTAATTTGGGATAATCTTTTTTTTGTCCTTTTAAATCTGTAGCATTTGTAGGAATAGGATCAGAGTCACCACTACTTACGCCATCTGCAGATGTTAAATGACTGAAATCAATAGGAGTTATCGTTGTATTAGCAAACGTAGCTGCTACCGCTTGAGGGTCTGAGTATTTGTTGTTAAGAGGACTTTTTCTTTTATAAGCCATATTATCTAGTTTTATCATTATTTAAGTTAACAATAGAATGCGCTAACACTTTATCCATATAACTCTCTTTTTTCATTATTTTATTACTTACGGTGGTGGTTGGGATATTTTCTTCACCTAACATTATCTTATATATTCTATGTTGTAAATGTTTGAACTTGTAAGATGTTTTGTATATGTTATATTTTTGAGTTGTTCTATTTCTTTCCCTCCAAACAGTTATCCATTTGTTTTTTAATAACCTATTCCATCTTCTATTATCCCAACTATAAGCAAAAGCTCCTTCTTTAAACTCCTGTTTTGTAAACATACCTAAAGCATCTAGGTACATTAATAATTCAAGATCGGCTTCTTTAATATCACATGTTTTTGCTGCCCATTTACGTATAATTCTATAATGTTTAAATAAATTAAGACTTTTTATGTCTTCTATACCTATTTTTCTCATAAAACTATGACAACATCTTGTTCTTTGATGACTTTATATTCACTTTTGTCAATTTCCACGCCAAAACCAGCATGTCTATCGTAATATATTTCATCTTTTGCTTTAATTACCGCTACATTTTCTCCCGCATTAACTACTTGAGCTTTTCTATAGCGAATATCTTCTCTATTTTCCTCCCCTAGGATTAAACCACCACTAGTTGTAGTGGTAGTTTCATCATTTGGAGTTATTATTATATATTTACCTACTGCTTTCATGCTCTTAAGTTATTAATTACACAATCAGTGGATAAAATAGTAGTAGCTACAGAAGCCGCGTTTTTTAACGCACTCTTTGTTACGAGTAAAGGGTCTATTATTCCGGACTTTACCATATTCACCGTTTGACCTGTAACCACATTTAATCCTTTACCTTTCGCCATAAGAGTATTTGATATTTCTATTCCAGCATTACTTAAAATAGTATTATAAGGAGCTTTTATAGCTTCTAATAAAACTTTTTCACCGGGAGAATTAGCTTTTAATTTATCAGCTGCATTTAATAATGCAATTCCTCCACCTGGAACTATACCTTCTTTTATCGCGGCTTTTGTAGCGCATATAGCATCTTCAACTCTATCTCTCTTTTCTTTTAATTCAACTTCAGAATTAGCTCCAACTTTTACTACAGCTACTTTTGCTTGTAATCGAGATATTCGAGTTTTTAAATGTCTTTTAATAATTTCTGGTTCTGCTTCTAGTTTTGTTTTTAACTTTTCAACTAAATCATCTACTTCTTCAGGTATTTCTTCAACCTGTATAATAGTTTCTATAGTGTTACTAACAACTTTCGAACAATGTCCTAACATTTCAGGGTTTATAGCATCTAGATCATCTCCTAGGTTTTCACTAACAATAGAGGATCCAGTTAATAAAGCTAAATCTTCTAAAGTAGTTTTTCTATTTACTCCATATGTAGGCGCTGGCACTATATTAACCTTTATATTACCTTTAACTTTATTCATCGCTAAAGCATTACTTACTTGTGGTTCTAAATCTCCAATGATAAGTAATGATTGGTTGTTTTTAATAATATATTCTAGTATGTTCTGGATTTTCCTAATATTTGTAACTGGAGAATCTAAAATAAGCACTGCGGCATCATGTAGCTCGGCTTCGTTCTTCACTTTATCAGTTGCGAGATGAGGATTAGAAAATCCTTGATCATATTTTATACCATCTATTAATTCTACTAATGTAGTAGGATCATCATGTGTTTCCATGATTACTAATCCATCTCTACCAACTAATTTAAAAGCTTCGGCTATTATTTTACCTACAGCTTTATCGTTATTGGCTGAAATTGTAGCTACTTGCTCTATTTTCTCTTCTATCACTGTAGAAGAGTTTTTTTCAAGGTACTGCACTACTTTGTTAACAGCCAAATTAATTCCTTCTTTTAAATCTCTAATATTGTCCGATTTTACCGCTTTATAAGATTCTTTTAGTATTGCGTGCGCTAAAACCGTTGCAGTCGTAGTTCCGTCACCGGCTTCATTTACCGTTCTTCGAGCTGCTTCTTTTAAGAGTTTAGCTCCCATGTTCTCTACAGGATCTAATAAGATAATACTATTAGCAACTGTTACTCCATCTTTGGTTATTTGAGGGTTACCAGCATTATCTTCCATTATAACACATTTGCCGCTAGCTCCTAAAGTAGAGCTAACAGCACTTGTGAGTTTTTCTATTCCATTGAATATTTTATTCTTAGCATCGTCTCCAAAGTTTAGATGCTTTACTATTGTTTCATTCATTTGATTAGATTAAATTAAATTGTTTTTATTTGAATGTTTTAACTACTTTTGGTCCTTTTAAGAATTCCAGTTTCTTAGAATAATGTTCTATGGATCCATCTATGGCAGCTTCTGCTCCATCCATAGTTTCTCTTCTAGTAACATCGATCCAAGTATCATCATCATCTGGACTTTTATATTCTGTTTGATAAAATCCATTTGGTAACTGTACTATCCTCCAGTTGGCTTTATTGGCAACGTGGTTCCAAAGGTTGATCATTTCTTGATCAGGGTGTTGTGGGGTACTACTCCACGATTGAGTACGGTATAAAAACGTCATAGTTTTTGGTTTTAAATTATGGTGTACTGTTCTTTAACCTCCCCAAGGTACACCTTCTTGGGTTGGTGGGTTTAATGCTGCTATAGCATTATTTAGTCTATTGGTTGCGACTTGTTCTTTTTTAAGTTTAAGATCTTCTCCTATTTCTGTAAAAACCCAAGTCAATACGTCTTCTTCTGTAAGATTTTCAAATGGTATAAAATCAGGACCAATTGGCGCTGTGAATTCAGCACTAATTAAAGTTGTGCCATGTACTGTTTTGTCACTTACTGTTTCCGTAGCTGTACACTTACAACCTGCTTCAAATACGTATCCTGTATCTGTAACACGCTCTAATGTTGACACGCTCCATATTATATCCATATTGCTTAAGATTACTTATTTTTTTAATTTTTTACTAAGCCCCTATCTCGATTACAATACATAATCTATATGGACCTAAACTTCCGTCGGGCAAAGTATTGCTTCCTTCGCCGTCAGATTCTATATATACATCACCGTGTTTTAGTCCAGCCGATAAAGCGTCATCATTGCTAAAAAAGCAATAGTTACCTGCGTTACCATTTTCGTTAGCATCACCTTTACTAGAGTCATAAAATCCATCTGTGGTGTCAGGACTAATACTTATTAAGTGACTATACGAACTTGTTCCTAAAGCTCCTTTATTCCTTTGGTCAGCATCGTAACCTAAAGCAATACCACTATCATATCCTTTAGCGGTTGCTCCTATTACAGTTGATTTTAATTCTCCAACACTTCCAGCTCCAATATTTACTGCATTTCCTTTAATAGTTGCCGGGTGATCATTATATGCATTATCCCCTATAACAACAATATCACTCAAAACACCTGTTAAAGTACCGCCCCCATATTGGGTTCTATATCCTATTAGAACATTATTGTCTTTTATAGCGGTAATTCCTGCTTGTCCACCAACAAATACATTATGATTGCCATCCGTTAAATTAGTTCCTGCTTCAGAACCAATCATAACATTATTAGAACTTGCTGAGGTAGTACCATCTAATGCTTTCCCTGCTTCATCCCCTATACATACATTAGCTTCATTAGCATAATGTGTTGCTTTATAATTTTGTAAAGCAAAATGACCTATAGCTATATTACTGTTAGATCTTAAATATTTTCCAGCCTCTTGACCTATACATACATTTCTTTCTGCCTGTTGTGGTGGTAATAGTGGATCACCACCGTTATAACCCGCTAAATAAAAAGCTTGAGTTCCTATTGCTATATTATAATTACCTACAGAACTACCACTTGCATCTCCTCTTCCTGCTTCAAGACCTAAAAAAGTGTTGTATTGTGCTTCATCAAGTGCATTGTCCCAATACTGTCCTGATTCAAATCCTATCGATATGGAGTTTCTAACAGCACTAGCTCGATATCCTATAGATACAGAATTACCTCCTGAGTAAGTTTGGTAACCTATAATAACATTATAATAATCTGCTGCTGCTAAAGGGAAACATTGACTACCACCGGTAAAACCTATACCATTAGTATGAGCTTGATCTCCTATTACTACGCCAGAATCTCCTGATGAATAAGAGGCATATCCTACTACTGTGGTAGAAAAACCACTAACCTTTTGCAAAGCGTTACTACCGGCACTTCCTCCAATCATTACATCTCGCCAACCAACTCTGTTACCTGCAGAATAACCAACTACTACACTATAGTAATTACTAGAATTTGTAGGTATTTGATGTCCAGCAAGTGCTCCAATTACTACACTATCTCTTATCTGACCATCTGTTACGCCACTGGAGTCATTTTGAGCATTATATCCTATAGCTACAAAATTACCAAAACTCGCTGTAGATGCGGGTAATTCTTCCACTGCTCCTGCTCCAATAGTTACAGATTGAGAAGCTATCAGAGCACCGTCGTTATCTCTACCTAAAATTAAATTATTAGTGGTACCACTATATACTTCTGTTAGTAAATTCACATAATCTGCATCTTCTCCAATTACCATAACAGTGTCAGCGTCTCCTCTCACTCTGAAGACATTGCTATCACTGATATTACTAGCTTCTAAAATATCTGATTCTTCAATGTTATTAGCAGCACTTCCTGAAAACATTTTATTGTGAGTCAAATTATTTATCAAAAAATTTCCACCATCATATGTGACTGTTTTAGCTAGCGAGTCTACCCCCACTGATAATCCACCTGCAGCCTCAAAAGTCAAAGTATCCGTGCCGTTTGTATCTATAGCAGCGGTATTAGGAATTGGGTCACTATCCGATACCGTAATATATCCAGCGTTAGCTATACGCAATTCGTAAGGAG